TAAAGACGCGATATGTCTTTAAATCATTTCGGTCATTGCTTTAAAGCGGTTTCAACCCTGCCAACCCTGTGCCTCCTTATACCATTCTGAGGTGCTCAGGTCAGATAAGATTTGGGCACCAGGGTGGAAACCCCGGCTTAAGAAAGGTGATGTAATTTCAAAGCCGGATTAAGGTTGGTTTCAACCGTGCCTCTTGATTTCATTCAGATTCATCTGAATGTAATCCATGCCAGCTTTTACGTATTCGATCTTCAGGACACTGGTCTGAGCTTATCGGGGGTGTAGTCGTCGCCCAACAGGTCGATGATGCGCCTGATGGTGAGAGGGTCTTCGTCGGAGCGGATGAAGGGGTCGAGGATCCAGAACCTGGTCCCATACGGGGGGTCGCGGTAAAAGAATCGCATCCGCTTCTGTATAAACCCCTCCACCCGCTTCTTCTTTTGTCTCGTCTCGGTCATTTATTCGTATCATCTGTATATCCTTAACTTATCGGGCACAGCCGGCCTGGCGGGCGCGCTGGTAGTTTTCAAAGGTGATGTTGCTGGCCTGGGACTGGCGTTCGATCTGTGCGAGCTGGGCCTGGAACTGGTTGTTGTACTGGTCCTGGGCGATGTTGTAGGTGTTGCTGGGGCAGCGGATGGTCAGGTTGGATGCGGAGGGGTTGAGGCCGAAGTTGCCGCCGATCTTGTGGTACTGGCTCAGCTGGTTGGTGCGCAGGTCGGCCTCATAGCAGTCCATGTTGTTGGCGGTCTGCTCGGTCGTGCAGGCCTCGCCGTAGAGGTCGGCCTTGTAGCCGGAGGCGTCGAGGTTGATGTACGTCATGTACATGGGCCTGAGGTAGTTCTCCACCAGGACACGATCCATGGGGAGGGAGCACCCCTCGACCTTGGTGTAGAAGGAATCGGGGTGGACAAAGCGTCCCAGATTGTCCTGGCCCTGCCAGTTGGGGCACATCATCTGATCGGCATCCTGGAATCGCGCGGACTGGATCCTGTTGGCCCATCCCTGTTCAACCTTACAAGTCCTGAGAGATCCGTTGAGACTGATCATTCTTTTCCATTCATGTAGAATTTTTTTTTTTCGCATTTTTTTTTCCCATTCTCATCTCATCCGTTCATTGAAAATAATTTTTTTATTCGTCTCTTTAAACAAGAAATGGAAAAAGTGTTTGAGGACTGCAGGATTGCATGCGGGAAGTGTAAGAGTGTCTGCATTGAAAAAGGGGACACCTCACTCCTGACCATATGTGATCTCTGCATGTTGGCGTGCACACAGATGTGCATGTGCCTACGACGACCGACCCAGTGCTCTCCGGCACTCCTGAAGCATATTCAGAAGCACTGCCAGACCGTGCTCAAGGAGTGCATGACTCAGTGTCGCGCGCATGGACACGCCAAGTGTGCCCAATCGTGTGAAAAAGCATACCATATGTGCTCCAGGACGCTCCACCACACCACAATGAACTGAATGGCATCACATACCAAACCTCGCACGGGCTCACTGACGACTCCAATCTGTCCTCAAACCCACCCCAAGGATCAGATGCATAAATGAAGTGTCTTCAGAAAATCGAGTTGGGTTTGACCCGCACACTTAGGGTTTTCTCATCACTCCCACATCACGCTTAAGGATTCATCAAATCCTTAAGGTGCAGAGATGAAAACTGATGCTCCCAATGAAGACTCGGCACAATCAAGAATGCCGGACGAAGTATGTCCGATATGCATCGACCCCCTCGCAGCCCGCTGCCGCAGGCTCCCCTGCAGCCACGTTTACCACATCGACTGCCTCGACAGACTCGTCCACGAGGGCTTCACCATGTGCTCCCTCTGCTCCGCCCCCATCCCGGAGACACACCCCCGATTGATGCCCACCATATTTGCCATCATCCTCCAGACCGTCTTCTTCTTCCACATCGTCGCAACAACCCTCTTTCTCATAAGCGGCATGATCCACATCGCCACCAACCACAAACCCCTCGAATTCCTAATGTCCCTCTTCCTCGTCGCCCTCGTCAGCTCCACCACCATCTCCATCCTCCTCCACAACTTCATCCGCTTCGGATGATCTTAAGGACATGATGGTCATATTAGTATAATGATACCGCCGCTGCTGAAGTATGCGTACGATGTGCAGGAGAGGGAGGAGGGGGAGTGGGGAGAAAAGACGGTTGTGTTTATGATGGTGGGATCGTTCTACGAGGTGTACGGTCGTAGGGCGGAGGAGGTGTGCGGGATATGCAACATCGTGCTGACCAGGAAGAACAAGAATCTGGAGGAGTCCCTGACGAACCCGAAGATGTGCGGCTTCCCGTGCTACAACCGGGCGCGCTTCGTCCAGAAGATGGTGGACGAGGGCTACTCGGTCGTCATTTACGATCAGAAGGGGGATGAGAACAATCTGACGAGGGAAAAGACCATGGTGTTCAGCCCGATGCTGTCGTCGACGATTGCGCAGACGCCGGAGGAGGAGGACGACGAGTTCTTCAGTGGCGGTGCATCGCGCCATGAGAGGGACAGGGTCGGCATGTCGGTCATGATGGGCATGGGCGCGTGCAGCGTGGTCATTGTCAATCTGACGAGCGGGTCGATCCTGATGAGCGAGGTCATTGGGTGCGGCGAGCCGTCTCGTCGGTTCATCGAGGGGGTCATGGCGAAGCACGAGCCGGTTGAGGTCTTTTGGGCGGGGGAGCCGGCCTCCCTCGAGTGGTTCCAGACGACGAACCCGCGATACGTCAAGAAGTGGACGACGAGCGAGCGGCTGCCCAGGATGGACGTCCCGATGCAGGAGACGGTCCTGCGTGGGGCGTTCCCTCCCCGTGGGGCGATGGGGCCGCACGAGAGCATCGGTGTCGAGAGATGGCCGCTGACGTCCCTTAACCTGGCATGGATGATCGAGACGCTCCACAGGCAGTGGCCGTTGGTGGTGGGCAGGCTGTGCGAGCCCGTGTGGGGCGGCGACGAGTCCGTCGTCGAGTTCCTCCCTCACACCATGAGGGAGCTGCACCTGTCGCACGGCGAGCCGTCGCTCATGCAGATCATGGACAAGACGTGCACCGTCATGGGCCGCAGGAGGTTCAGGACGGAGTGGTTCCACCCCCGCGGATCGGCGGACGCGCTGAATGGGATATACGACGCTGTCGAGGAGGGTCTGGGCGATTATGACAGGATCAGATCGATGCGGCGCATGCTGACCTCATTCCACGACTGGGAGTGCACCATGCGGAGATTCCACGCCGGCATGTTCTCGGTGAGGCGTGTGCTGTGCCTGATGCGCGATCTGGCATCATTGGACGGCATCCTCGATACGGGCGATCTGACGGTGTCGCTGCGCTCCGAGTTTATCGTCGAGAACCTGGAGGCGGGCGACTGGTCGATGCCCATGACGAGATCGGTCCATGCCGACCCGGCCGATATCGAGTTCACGGGGCCGGATCCCATGTGGGTGCTGAGGACGAGGCTGGGGCTCAAGACCACGCCGGATAAGAACCCCGTGCTGGGGATAAGGGCGCTGGGACTGCAGGAGGCGGGCGACGAGGTGTTTTTGGCGGTGAGGCGGACGAGGCTCGCGAACCCACCGGGCCTCGGTGAGCCCTTCTCGGTGAAGCAGATGGCGCAGGTGTACAGGATCTACCACCCGGAATGGACGTCCTGGTATCTCCGGAGGCGGAACGAGCACCTGGAGGTCCAGAGGGTCCACAGGGAGGCTTTTCGAGAGACGGCCGATCGGTGGTTCAGGATGAACGAGAACCGTCTGACCATGATCCTCTCCGACATTATCGCATCGGACCTGTGCTGCAGCCGGGTGGAGGCCGCGAAGCAGCACGGCCTGGTCCGACCGGTGTTGGACGGACCGATCGAGTTCAGGAACATGAGGAATCCGGTGGTGGAGGCGCTGGACTCGTCGCGTCAAAAGTTTGTGTGCAACGACCTTGTCCTGGACATGGACGAACGGGGCATCCTGCTGTTCGGTCAGAACAGCTCCGGCAAGTGCTTCGCCCCCGACACGACGGTCATCGCCGCCGACGGATCCCACGCCATCATCTCGGAGATACGCACCGGGGACGCCCTCATGGGCCCGGACGGGTCCCCCAGGATCGTGCTCGGAACCGTCGCCGGAAGCGACAGGCTGATGAGGATCGTCGGATCGGACGGAAGGGTCATCATGAGGGCGACCCGGGATCACATCATGCTGATCCACGGCAGGGGCCTGGTCCGACTGGATCAGTGCGGACCGACCGTCGAGCTCATCAGCAGGGACGGCGAGGTGGTCCACGGGAGGGTCGAGGAGGACGGCACCGGTGAGTTTGTGGGCCTGGTCATCAGCGGCGACCAGCTCTTCTGCCTTTCGAACAACATTGTCGTGCACAACAGCACCTACGTCAAGAGCATCGGGATGAACGTGTGGCTCGCACAGACCGGCCACTACGTGTTTGCATCGTCCATGTCCATGACGCCGTTCGCCGGGATTTACACCAAGATCGAGACGAGGGACAACCTGTACAAGGGCCAGTCGACCTTTGTCTCCGAGATGCTCGATCTGCGGCATATCCTCTCGAGGGCCGGAAGGGTCAGCCCGGCGCTCGTGCTGTGCGACGAGCTCACGTCCGGGACCGAGACGTGGAGCGCGTCCTCCATCGTCGCATCGACGCTCCACGATCTGGTGCGTCTGGATGGTCTGTGCTTCGTCATGACGACGCACCTGCACACGCTGCAGCTCTTCAGGGAGGTGTTTGATGATCCCAGGATCAGGGTGATGCACGTCCACTTCTCCAAGGACATGGATCGATCGACAGACTTTCGAAGGATCCTTCCGGGTCAGGGCCCGGTCATGTACGGGATTGAGATTGCCGAGCAGATCGGTTTCTCCGACGAGTTTATCAAGAGGTGCTACCACTACCGGACGACCATCACCAACCGCATCGACACCATCGCGGCATCCTCCGAGCCCGTCGAACCCAAGCGATCCAGGTACAACCGCGCCGTCGTCATGACACGGTGCGAAGAGTGCGGATCCACCAATGACCTCCACACCCACCATATCATCGAACAGGCCTCGTGCGGCTCCAATAAGCGCACCCCCGGAACAAACCAGGACATGAACAGCGCATGGAACCTCAGAGTCCTCTGCTCGCGATGCCACCACAAAGAACACAACCACTGAAGCTTAAGGAGGCATATAGTAAATTTTCTGCCATGCGTTCTTTTTTTTTTAGTCATGAAAAAAAAGACGCGGGGATGTTGTGGACATGGGTCTTGTCGTCTGTGCTATCCGTCGCTGCGGTCATTCACATTGAAATCTTGTGGTTCTACACCAAATATACGGATCAAAGAGTGTTGGTGCATTCCATCTTCTTCATTATCTTGTGCTCATTCCTTCTGTCCTTGGCACTGCTCCTCTGGTTGTGTCGGATACCCCCACGGACATTTGGCCTGACGACGATCGGCATCCTCATCCTCTTCCACATCCAACATGTGATCAATCACCTGTATCAACGCTCGGCCCTGACAAAATACGTCAGGGAGTATGCACTCTTTTGGTGCATCATGGGTGCTTCGTTGGCAGGCTGCTTCCTCCTCCTGCCCCCAAGACTCGCCACCAGACCCATCATGAATCCCTGGTGGCTTGTCCTGACGATCGGTGTCATTGTGATCGGAACGAGATATATCATCCGACTGCATTGGTCTCGTCGCAGCGACGATATTCAATCCACCAATCGGCCTGAAGGAACAGACCTGGAAATGTACTTCCGCCTGCTGAAGAACATTAATGTGCTCGAGGAATATTACTTCATACGCAGGTTCCATCCAAAGTTCAAGGAGAAGGGCCGTCGTCCGGTGCTGACGGAGGAGTATTGTCAGCACTTCACTTCCCAAACAGATACCAGCACCCTGCCCGACCCAGGCCAGGTCTTGTACAAGAATAACCTCAAGGAATTCAACATCTTACCGAATGATTCCGGCTACATCGCCGAGGATGGTGCGCAGGTTGATATTGCTCTGCGCGGCACACAAGAACCGTCGCAGATGGCTCGAAACCTGGGCGGCATGACGCCAATCTACTCAGACAGTGATAAGATCTACAAGCACGCTCAGATGAATTCGTCCGCTCATGCAATCTTGGATTCCATCAAACCGATCATCGATTCATCAGACAATCTGCCGATTAATATAACAGGACACTCACGAGGTGCTACCATTGCATTCTACCTGACGCAGCTGATCGCCCGTGAAGGATCGCAGAAGGATCGAAAGATAAATCTCGTCATGTTTGCGCCACCACCGATCATTGATCCCAAGGCACAAAACTGGCTGGACAACCATAAAAATGTCAATGTGCACACGGTCTACACCAAGAACGATGAGATGCTGCTTGCACACACGTATTCACCAGATACCATAGGCACACTGGGCACCCGGGTCATTCTCGAGAAGACCCCGGAGTCATTCCAAAAACCATTCTGCTACCTAGACTTTATCCCACCAAACAAATGGAAGTCCGATAAGACAACAGAATTCAAACTCGACTGTTCCCCATTCAATTACAAGAAAATTCTAAAGTCCGATAAGAAGAAGAAGCCAAACTGCTTCCCCCATCGGGTGGACTATTACTACGCCGCGCTATCCGATCTGATAAGACAACCCCCTGTTGCCGCATAACTATGTCATACTCGTCAGGCTTCTCATAATAACCCTCGCAAGGCCTGTATGGATTCAATCCATCTGAATTGAATCCGCCTTTACGATTCCACAATCCTCTACAGTCAATCAGAACCAACCTCAATACGGCTTAAGAAAACCGTCTTAAGCCGTATTAAGGTTTGATGGGGGGCCCTGGAGATGAATCGGAGGCATTGAGGAATGATTAATGGGCCCTTAACCCCAAATCCTGTGCGGGTCAACTTTGGATTTACTTGGATCGAACCAGGATGAGATGAATCCTTGAGTTTGGGATGAGCTAAAGCATTGCGGGAGGATAACAACAAAAAACATGATGGAGGTGATTATCGAATCCAAGAAGCGGCTGGGCCTCGGCTACAGGGCGTGGGAGGCCGCGTCCACGGGGGCCATGGTCCTGGCAGCGGTGTGCGCGGGTGGCGATCCGTTCATCGTCATGATCCATCTCATCCACTGGTTCTGTTCGGCCATGTACCACATCTACCCCTCCCCCGAAACACTGAGCATGGACGTGGCCACGATCCGGCTCATCACGATCGAACGGGTCAGCCGCCACCACCCCGTTGCGGCCGGTCTTCTGTGCGCCCACTCGATAGGGCAGCTCCCACACGGCACAGTCCAGGACAATATCCGGTGGGCGATCGTGTACGCCGTGTTCGGGTACACGTGCTTCCTGATCGATTACGGGTTCCACACGCTCCCCCTCATCCTCGTCATGGCGCTGGGCCTGCTCTTCTGGAAGCTGTCAGGGATGATGATCGTCCGGGGATACCTGTGGCTGGGGACCTACCTGTGCGTCGTGTACCATGCGCTCCTCGGACTCGGCCTCTACCTGGAGCTCATCCTCGAGGTGAAACGAAGGGCCACATCCCTCGTCCTGGACTCGATCCGTTATGCCATGTGGTACATTTACCCATTCTTCACCGCCCGATCCAACGGCTTCTCCCCCTTCCGGCTGCAGAACATCGCATCGCTGGTCGCATCCATCGCTCTCACCCCGTTTGGATGGGCCGACACGATCGCCCTCTTGACCGGCAGAATGTCCATCTCTGCCATCGCCCTCCCCGGATGGTTCATCATGCAGCACAGGATGGGGCTCTTCTACCTCGTCTTTACCCTGGTCGATTGGATCCTCGGGACGGCGTATTACCCGCAGCACTTTACCATGCTGGAGGGCTACATCCACCACGGCCTGACCGGCGCCGTCATGGCGGAAGCGATGATCACCGGGAGGAGCATGAACCCCATGATCGCCGCAATGGTCGTCGAGACATCGACAATCGTGCTCTCCCTGAACAGGGTCTTCCCCTCCACACGCACCCCGCTCATCCGGGGGATCCTATTCCCGCTGTTGTTCTTCATCACCCGCATCATCATGATATCCATGCTCGGTGTGCTGGCGTGGAAGGAGGGAATGCACGGGCACGCCGCCCTGTCGGTCCTCTTTGGCGTCCTCAACACCTACTGGATCTCCAAGTTCTTTTCCAAAAAGACGCGGTAGCCGGAGTGGAGCACCCGGCATGACCTCGTCTCAATGAACCGATTGACTGCCTCGTACGGGCTCTCGAGGACCTTGTCCCTCTTGAATAAGTAATCATCGATGATAAGGAGCCCGCCGTCCGTCAGCAGCCCCCACGCCAGCACGAGGTCGGCGTAGCAGTCCAGCGCGCGGTGGCAGCCGTCCACATAAATGATATCGACCCCCCCCCCGGCCCGCAGCCACCCCATCATCGCATCGACCGAGTCCGATCGCACCCCCGTTATGCGATCCTCCAGCCCCTGCGACCGCACATTGGAAGAAAAAGAATCCATGACCCTCAGATCGTGGATATACCGCACCCTCCCATCCTCCTCATAATCCGACCACGCGTCCAGACCGCACCCCTCCGACCCCGGGATCCTCCTGACCATCTCGATCAGCGACGTCCCGGTGTACGTGCCCACCTCCAGTATCCGCGCATTCCTCCGGTTATGACCGAACCGATCCAGAATGTCCTCAAACACCCTTCTGCTCCCCCTGGGGATGTCGTGCGTCCAGTTGAACATGCCCTTGACCTCCAGCGGATCCTCCATCAGGTGCTTGTCATGGAGTATATCCGCCTGTCGGCTCCACGTCATGGCCGACGCCCACTCCTGATTCTTGTCCAGGAGACTGTCCACCTTCTGGTGGAATACATCACGCAGCGCATCCAACGCCCTCGTCTGCCATTCCTCCGTGAGCGGGTCGCCGTCCACAATGATCCCCCGGTCGCCCACGGTCTCCGACAATGCCCCGAGATGATTGGTTACCGCGAGCGTGCGCGAGAGGGCGGCCTCCAGGGCCGTCAGACAAAAGGTCTCTGTGAAGATGCACGGGTAGAACCACACCCCCGCCTCCCTCCACCCCATCGCCAACCTCTCCTTCGACACCCAACCGTGCACCGTTATACCATGACAGTCCGGGCTCTCATCCGAAAACCGCCGCAGCGTCGACCGTATCTCGTCCATCATGTCCGGCTGCACCCTGCTGCACCACGGGTGATTGATGTCGCAGAAGACATCCAGCTCGGCCGTCGGTATGATCTCTCGGATGCGCGGCCACATCCTTAGGAGCACCACCAACCCCCGATCGGGCATGGACGAGTAGATGAAGCGCGACCTGTCGCCGTTCCGATCCGAGAAGAACCTCGAATCATCAATCCCATAATACAGACTCGTCGTCTTGTCCCTCAGCGTCGGGAAGCTCGACGTAAAGAAGCCCGCGTGCCACTCGGACAGACAGAATATCCGCCTGAGCTTCGGATCCAGGGGGATGACGCACCCGGACGGTGAGAGGTCGTGCAGGAACAAAAACACCCTGTCGGCGTAGCCCTTGAAGGCGACCGGCAGATACTCCGAGAACCGGCTGACGATGCACGAGTGCACGTATGTGGTCCCCACAAACTTGTAAAAGTTGTCGAGGCTCGTGTACACCACCCCGTCGCACACCTCCGTCGCACCATTGGGCGTGTTGCAGAACACCCACACATCAAACACACCCCTCGCCTGGATCCGCCTCGCCATCTCGATCGTGTGCGTCTCCGACCCCCCAACCCCGGTCGTCCTTATCGACGACCCATTCCAGCCCACACCGAATCCACCATCAGCGACGAAGCAGCACACCGGCTTTGGTGGGCAGTAGGGCTTGCCCATACGCCCCTCCAGGATGTTGAGCCTCTTGTAGATCTCGTGCCACGAGGCCATCTCGGCGTAATCATCCGCCGATCCGTCATTGTGCGTCAGAAAAAAGGCGGTGCACGCCTCCCCCGTCCTAAAGTCATTGACACTATAACAACACCTGGCCAGCAGCTTCGGGGCAAAGTGGAAGCTGAGGGTAGGACGGAGGCTGAACTGGCACACCTCCGGGAACCCAATCTCAAAGGCCGTCTTTAGGTGTCTGTAAGCCCTTCCAATGTCGCCAATGTCAAAATAATGGACGCCCACAAAATACGGCCCCTCCGGCCGCCTCGGATCCATCCGGTGCGCCTCCATGAACATCGGCTCGCACTCCTCCCACGGCCTCCCGAGCCTGTGCGACGCGATCCTCGCTGCCTCGATCATCGAGTCCACCCTCTCCTGACTGAACCCGCTGTCCACAAACCTGCACCGCTCCAGAAAGAAGTGCATGGCCTTTTCAAAGTCCCCAATCTGCGCATACGTCTGACCCAGGTAGTAGTACGTCCTCGGGTCCTGTGGATCGTCCTCCAGCTCCTCCAACAACAAGACAATGTCCGACTGCTTCCTATCCATCGATCGTCTGTGCATCTCATCCGTCCTGATATCCTCGATCCACGCCCTATCCTCCGGGATGAGCACGATCGTGTTGCCCTTGTCATTGATAATCTCGTGGATCTTGTGGATGTATCGGAGCCCGCACGCGCTCTTGGTGATCCGGTTCGACCCGTACACAAAATCGTCCGAATGGACCATGACCTGGAACGACGAGCTGTACTGATCGGACCTCGTCTCCGTCAGGAACGCCCTCAGATCGCCCCGCACGATGTACGTGTCATCCAGCATGACGTTGAACTTGCACTCCGTGCCCGCCAGATCGAGCAGCCGATTCCGGCTGTCCCGGAAGTTGATAAAAGGCTCCCTATAAAGCTCCCCCTCCTTCTTCCCCACCAGCACACGCTCGATGATCTCCAGGGTCTCGTCCGTGCTCCCCGTGTCCAGTATCGTCCACCTATCGATGATATCCAGATTCTCCGTCAGGATCCGCTCGAACAGCGGGCCGGCATCCTTGACCATGATGCACAGATTGATCAGGTTGTCGTACACGATCGACCGATCATCCCCGATGTAGTATCGGAGCACCCTCTCAAACTCCCCCAATACCCCATCACTCACATGGACGCGCACCTGTTCAAACACAAACGATACGAACCCTTCCACCGATTCCGTCAGGGGGGTAAGGACGATCGAGTCGCCCTCTGATCCGCGCGGGATCCACCCCCCCGACAGGCACAGCCACACGTTAAGAGAACCGTCCAGATGACAATAATCATTGCTGTGGCAGAAGTTCAGGAGCTCGCCGCAGCCATTCGCTCGGATGTCCTCTATATGATCGGGGTGCGTGTCCATCAGATAGACACGGTCGAAGCACCCCAATACCTCCATGGGGATGAAGCCGCCGTGCGTCGTCGATACCGAGACGAGGTTCTTTGTGCCGACGATACCGCCCGTTAACTTCCTGATGAGACCGACGATCCTCTCCATCCACGCCAGGCCCTCGAACATCCTCAGGTTGCAGTACTCGGGCCTGTGGATCCTGGCAAACTCGTGCTCCCTGACCTGAAGACTTCTACCATAAATGCTCACACGCTTCGACATTTTTTTTAATTGTCGTTGGGTTTTGTTAATTAAGCATGGCAGTTGTATAACAAAAAAATCATGGAGACGCTACGAGAACGGAGTGCACGGTCGCCCATTGTGCTCCACATCCTGACCCCGTGCTATGGGGGGATGTGCGCCGTCGGGTTTGTGAACTGCTTCCTCAGGACACAGGCACTCCTGAACGAAGCGGGGGTCAGGACGATCCTCATGCTCATGGGGGGCGAATCGCTCATCCCCAGGGCCAGGAATACCATGGTCTCCAAGGCGATGCTCGACGAGACCATGACGCACATGCTGTTTATCGATTCGGACATTACATGGGAGCCGGAGTCGGTGGTCCGGCTCCTCCTCCACGACCGGGATGTCGTGGGGGGCGTCTACCCCAAGAAGAGGTACTTCTGGGAGAGGCTCGACTCCCTCGACACACTCCGACAATCCTACGACGCAAAGTGGAGCGGCGTCCTCGCGTGGCACGACTTTGTCCGCCTCCACCTGGTCGATTACAACATGAACCTGTTCGAGCCCCCGTCCGCGACAATCGTCGGGGATGGCCTCATCCGGGTCAAGAACATACCCACGGGATTCATGATGATCCGGCGGTCGTGCATCGAGGAGATGATCCGTCTGAACCCGGACTGGAAGTACTCGGACGACTGCGGCTTCCTGGTGGGAGAGGAGAAGAACCGCTACACGCACGCCTTCTTCGACTGCTCCGTCAGGTGCGGCCGATTCATGTCCGAGGACTGGTCTTTTTGTCATAAATGGATCGACATGGGCGGGGACATCTTTGCCGACGTCAACATCGCCCTCTCCCACTCGGGGACCGAACACTACGCCGGCAACCTCCAGGTCATGGCCCAGCAGACCAAGCAGGAAACGAACCGTAAAAAAAAATCGAGCTGATTAAAACCGACCCAGATGGTGTCCCCAGCCGATCTCCCCGCTACCGACCCTGTATCACCGAGAACGCTCCCCGTTGTGGACAATGTTTAATAGACAAAACCGTATGTGGCGGTCATAATTCTTCCACATGCATTCGAGTCATATAAAGACATTGCCACACAGATACTCCAGCCCTTTCATGTCGAAACGTATTTTTATAATGACGCTGCACCCTTCATCGAGTCCCTTTTCATCAGAGGCATCCCCACCGCGGTCATTGTAATGACTGATATCATGGCAGGATCGCGGCTTCAGCTCGATACCTATCGGGAGGATCTACACAATATTCCGGTCGCTATCAAAAACTATGAGACCGAGTTGTTTGTCGTCATCTCCGTTAGACGCAGAGGCGCAGACAAGGGCCCCGTGTCTCACATAGATGGCAAGAGCAACATTAATCCCGTATACGGCTACAACCCTCTTCAGATCACACTCGAAGTCAATGGGACCGGGGTTATCAGGGACTTGCATTACCAAGAATCTATTAACCTGATCAGCCAACTGACACATCTACCTGTTGTTCTATCGGCAGCTGCTACACCGTATGTGGCCGTCATAATTCTTCCAAATGAATTCGAGCCAAACAAAGACATTGCCATGCAGATACTCCAGCCCTTTCATGTCGAAACGTATTTTTATGGAGACAAAACCAAATTCATCGAGTCCCTCATCCTCAGAGGCATCCCCACCGCGGTCATCGTAATGACTGGCATCATGACGACATCACGGCTGAATCTAAGCACCTACACATCAGATCTGTCAGATATTAAGACGGCTGTGGATGATTATGGAACCCCGTTGTTCGTCGCCCTTCTCAGCAGACGCAGTCGCGCAGACACAGGTCCCGTTCCTTATATTGGCGGCAAGACCGAGATACGTAACAATTATGGCTACGAGCCCCTTCAATTCACACTCGATGAGACCCGCGTCATCAGGGACCTCCATTACGATCAATCCATTAAGCTGATCAGCCAACTGGCACATCTACCTGTTGTAGTATCGGCATGGGCAGCAGCTGTTGTCATTCTCATGTTGCTTTAACACAGACTTTTCAGATTCCTGACAGGAGTGCTCCGACACACCAAAAAATGATCTCCACAAGCAACCGAGGATGCCGGTGGCGGTGGGTGGGTTCAACTGACTGACTCGTGTCCTGTCGATCAACAGAGAAGAGAATGGAGAATATCGAGTGCACCATCTGCTTCGAGACGCCCTTCCTCCCGATCCAGCTCATCTGCCCCCAGAAGTGCAATGCGCAGTCCGTCATGTGCTACAAGTGCGCCAAACAGTTCCTCCAGATTGATGCGCCCTCGCACCGCAGGATCGATTCCCTCAAGTGTCTCTTCTGCCCCGAGATTGTCGCCAGGCCCAAGACGATCAACAATGTTTTGGATATTGCCATTCCCAACCTGCCCCTCATGATGGTCGATTCGCGGATCCACCCCTGCCCCAATGACGGCTGCTCATTCACCGGGCAGCAGCTCGACATCTTTCATCATCTCAAAAAGTGCGACTTCCGACTGGTCCGATGCGGCGAGTATGTGTGCAGCCAGACCTTCCCATTCATCCGGAAGGACGATCATAGGATGCACTGCAGGGCCTTCCGGACCTGCGATGACTGCATGGAGCGCATCCCGGTGATCGACCTGAGCACACACATGGATCGGGTGCACGGGAAGAGGAGGTGCATGCACTGCACCAGGTTCCAACCCATCGACGGACACGAGTGTGAGATGAGGCCGGTGAGGTGCGAATGGTGCTCCATGGTCGTCCCCAAGAACCGCTTCCCGGCCCATTACAAGGAGGACGTCAATTCCCTCCTGAGGGTCATCAAGGTCTACGATGCCCAGATCAGCATCCTCCACTCAACCCCCGATTGTGCACCCTTCGATGTCGCCCGCCACCTCAACTGGCTC